GCCCCCAAGCTTAAAACCCAGTGTCTTACCGACTGTATCTACTAATACAGGTACTAAATCACCTGTAACAAATGCTTTGTCTGGCAAGGACGTATCCTCTCCGCTAGGCTTTGCTGTGTAGCCTGCGAATGTGTCGCCCTCTACATAATCAGCATTTGCTTTAAACTGGCATTGATAGATTCCGTCTTGCGTTGGTAAGCTTGTTAACGTATGTACTGTACCAGATTTGCTGTGTGTAAGCGTGTAGGTTCGGGCGGTATCTACTTCTGTTTTGGTATAGGTTTCTTCCGCTAAATCTGTTATTGATTTGGTTGTATTGGTTAGCTTTTGGTCTATTTCTGGTTTGGTGTAGGTGGATGCAAAGTTGCTATTTATCTTTTCAAATCTTGAATTAATGCTGTCAACATTTGCAGCTTCATTATCTGCAATAAGGGTTATATTTTCAATCAATTAAATCCACTCTCCTTTCGATAAATCTTTCCAAGTCAAATTTTTTGCTCGTATATCTCCCCAAGTAAGATTGTTTTCTCCAAGTTCGCCCCAAGTAAGCCAACGGTACAATATTTCGCACATAATGTGTGCTGGAATCGTATTATAAATGGTCTTGTATAAAGGCTTTAAATCGTCTATTTTGCTTGTCCCTCGATACCATATTGTAGCCTTGTAATTCTTAACCTCAATATCAACCTCAACACCCATATAGGCTTCTACAATCTGTTTTAGTGTGTTTACGTTAATTGGTGGTCTTGTTATTAGTTTGGAACGTATATTGTTTATACGGCTTTGTAGGTCTGGCATGAGTGGGTTGTAGATGCTTAAAATCTTTTCCCACCGCTCTACACCCTCCAAGTCGGCATCAGCAAGTAAAGAATTGTTAACCCACTTTTTGATGTAGTCATTAAGCTTTTGCAGTTCCACGTTTATTGCTCCGCTCATTGCATTTATCTCTATAATGCTTTGCAAATTCTCTGGAATATACTCCATATAATCGACAGGGTTATCATAAAAAGCCATTAAACCACCTCGCTCAATGTGATAGTTCCAACGGTTGGCACTTGGTAATTATCCCAACTTTTAATAAGCGTTACGTTTTCAGATAAACCATTAATAGTAACATTCTGAACATCTACTACCGCACTATTTGAGTTAAGCATTTCGGTGATTAATTTTGCGTAATAAACTATATCATCAGTGAAGCTAATGTTTTCTATATAATTTCGTATAGCTTGTTCAGCTATTGGCTTAACAACTTCAAAGTTTTCGCCTGTTTTAACCTTTATTTTGCCTGTGACATTTATTGCTATATCTGTGCTAGTTGAAACTGTAACATCAGCACCAACAGGGGCAAGGGTTTCGGGATTATTTGTATCGTATAAGGCTTGTACCTTACTGATTAATTCTTGGCTAGCCTTGTTGCCCTGCTCGTCACTAATCATCAGCACAACCTTTTGTGGTATTTGCGTTTCATTAGTTCCGAAAACTCGGCACTCGCCAACACCATCAATTCCCATTGTTTCAATTTTATAACTTGCCTTGTTTCCACCGAATGGAGTTTCTCTGATGTAGTTAATTGCTCTAGCCCTAACGCTTTCATCATCTTCCATATCTCTTGCCGAAATTAAAGGAGCACCCAAAATCTCAGCACTCCCTAAATTGTTTATATAGTCGATTGGCAATATTGTTCCTGTTGGAGCGTTTCCATTTACTCCTGCTTGTTCGCATTCTGCCTTGTATTGCCCTGTAGTAATTTCTTCAACCACTTTATATGTAAGATTGTCTATTCCAAACCTAGAGCCTATAGGCACATTTAAAGGCTGTGAATTGCTATCATACGTATTAATTTGTTTAATAGCTTTGGTTGCTTGTTTTCGGTTGATTCCTGTCAATAACAATACCCTATCCAACCATTCGCCCTCGGCTGTATCTATAAATAGGTTCTGCACAAGCCAGCCAAGCATTGAGTTCTGAACGGACAGAGTAAATGCAGTAGGTGCTAAGGTCTGTTGTATGATGCTGCCCTCTCGCTTGTCTACTGTGTCTGGAACGAGAGCAAGCATATTTTGCATGATACTTTCAAAGCTAATTCCGTCAGCCAAGGCTTACACTCCTTTCTATATTGATGTTCCCAAACACGCTGTTAACTGTAAATCTGATATTAGCTTGTTCACCCTCGAATGTAATGCTAAAATCTTCAATTCCAGTGTAGCGGTCGTCCTGCTTTAAAGCTTCATCAATTCTCCGCTCTATGTCTACTTCAACTATGGATTTTCTTTCTCCGATTAAATCATCAAATTCCATACCGTAATCCCAACTAAAGATTATTTCGGAGTATCTTTCCGTATCTAGCACCAAGTTTACCGCCTGTGAAAAAGCTTCTAAGCCATCTATGTAACCGCCTATATGATTACCATTAATCGCCCATGTCCTTGATGGCACGAAGCTAGGCAAGTTCTCGCCATATGTTTTTAATACGCTCAATTGATATCACACCCTATCTAAAATAAAATACTTCTGTGCTCCTGTTGCTTGGCCGACAATTAGCCTATCGCCAACCTCTAGTTTGTTTTTCACTTTTATGGTTTGTTCTGCTCCGTTTATTTCGACTTTTAAATCATAGTCGGTTAAGTGCTGTGGAATAATTACAAATGTCATATCAACCGCTTTGGGTTTGTTGTCCACCTTGATGCCACCGCCTGTATAGGTTGCGAACATAAAGTTAGATATATTTAAATTGTCTATGTAACCTTTAGCAACATATTTAATAGATGCGTTTATATCCACTAAATAGCACCTCCCCAATCAAGAGTTAAATTCATGGTGTGATTTTTGCCTTGGAATTTGTGTGTGACTTTCGTTACGATAGCCCAAAAGTCAATATCAATATCCGCTATCTCAACTTTTACACCGCTGCCACCTTTTATTCTTATATCACCTAAAGAGTTCACGGTTAACTGCTGTGTGGGACGGTTTTTAAGCGATAGAATCATGTTTGTTTGCTGTTTTATTTGCATATCGTTTAAATCGGCATTGATTTTGTTGTAATAAACCAATTTTCCCCATTTGGCGATTGTATTGCTGTCTTCGGCTACATAAATATTCCTTGTTCCGCTTTCTTTATCATCTTTTGCAGATTTCACATAGTTGTATGTATCGTTTTTGATGCTAGCACTATAACTATATTCATGCCCTAGGCTTCGGTCGCCAATGATTATAGGCAACCTCATATTAACTACATCTGTTAGGTTCAGCGCCCCGTCTTGGTCGTACAGAGCGTACCAATAACCGTTAAGCAGTCTATTTTCTTGGATTAATTCATACGCAACATCTAAGCCGGTTTTATCATCCACATTCTTTTCTTTAAGATTAATTTCGGTGCTATCTATACTTCCGAGCCTAACCCTAACGCCATCTGAATATAGATAGGCTATATCATTTAGCGACTGTGTTAACGGTTGATTCGGGAGCATAAAACTATTTTTAGCAGCAAGGTAAACAAGCTGGTCGTAGCAAGTAAAACTCATTTTATCCCTGTTGACTTCCACATCAAACAAATAACCAAAAAATAGCACTTTACCGTCTACAACAAACCTAACCGTAGCACCTAGGTTATATTTAATATCTTTGTTAAAAGCACATTCAAACTTTAATGTACTAGCACCGTTATTAAATATTGATGTATATTCAACGTTATCTGCCACTTCTGCAAGGTCTATATCGTCATTAATGTAAATGTTCATATCTCACCTCGCTATTTGTCTTTCCAATTCTTTGTCTGTGGGATAGCTGGTCGGTCCTTATCCCAATAATATTTCCAGGCATTTGATATGCCCTTGAACGCTTTCTTTGCACCTTTTACTAGAGGGCTATCTTCTCTAATTGTAGATGCTTGCATTGCTTCTTTGCCATTTACGTTTCCGTATCTGTCTGTTGTGGCAACCCATATAGGTTTAACTGCCTTGTCGCTAGGTACATTCGCTAAGCCGTTGTAAACCTTGTTGTCTTCCCTTAAAAAATGTAGTCTATCTGTGGAGCTACTCCACTCATTATCAATTGGAGTTGTGGAAGATGCTCCAGCAACTTTTTTAGTAAATTCAGCAGGATTGCCGACAACTGCTTTAGGTGGAGGGTTCGGGATTTTCCCTTGCCTTTTAATTCGAGGGACGTTTGTGGTCCTAACATCTGTGTCGACATATTCAAGGCATTTTAGAGTAACCTCGTAAACACCTGCATAGGTTTCTTTTTCTGTGTAGTCTTTGAGCAAAACAAGCTGTGATAGCTTTTTATAATCACTATGCACTATGAGCCTAACAGGTCTGTCCCTTTCGATTAGCTTATCAAATTCCTTAAAAATGTTTTTGGCTTTTGTAAACTTGGAATGATTGTACTGCTTATATTCGGAGAGCTGCATTTCGATGCTATATACATTTAAGTCCTTATTTTTAGGCACAGGGAATTTCATTCCACCTATGCTGTCATGGACTGTTATATCCCTAGATTTCGTTATAT